GGGTACTGATTCGTAGAACCAGCATATGGCATGCCGTCAAAACGATTAATAGGTCTTAATCCATATGGAGCGGTTACTGTTGGATATGACATAGTAATCTCCTTATATTTATATTATTTACCTTTACCAAAGGATGTCGTAGATTTTGACTCTGCAAACAGAGGCATACGAGCATCACTTTGTTTTAAGAAGCTGTTGTCAACTGCGTCGGCTTGTTGTTTTGCTTGTGTAGCATAATGAGCCTTACGTTGTGCAACAAACTCCTCTGGGATCTTGCAAAGTAATAAGCCGCCAATTTCAACACCGTCTTTGAAACGGGAATTTTGGTCAACCATTAACTTCATTTCAGGGTGGTCCGCTAATTTAACGGGTTCCCATCCTTCACGCATTTTGGAGGATACATTTAGATTATCAGCCTCGTTCATAACACTAGTACGAATCCAACGATAAGCCCAACCAGGTACCTTCTTAAACTCAGGTAATAATGATGCAGGTTTCCAGCTATCAGGTCTTTGAAAATCATCTCTTGTATCTACTTCACGGTCTAATCTGTTATCCATTTGCGTTCTCCAATTTTAAAGTTTCTCTTGCATATTGCTCCGGTGTTAGACCAAATTTCTTGGCTAACGCTACTTGTGTCTTCGTCAGACGCACTTTTTTTGGCGCGGTGCTACGCGTTGCCGGGGCAACTACAGTCGAAGGTTTTGTGCGCTCGGCGGGTTTTTCCTCGTCTAGCGTTGCATCCCCAAACATTTCTGGGAATCGTTTCTGCATCGTACTATCAATACGACGGTAATATTCGTCAGTGGTGGGGTTAATGCCACTCCTAACTAATTTTTCATGTACACCTAAAGCAAGACTTGTCATTTCTTCATCTTTACCAAACCAATCATTTTTATCTTGCCATGCAAGAGCTTTATTGTCTGGTTTTGCTACTTGAGGTTGATTTTGTTGTATATATACATCTTTTTCAGGTTCTTGTAAAGCATTTTTAAATCGAGGTTCATATTCTTGTGCTTGAGACAAGCGATATTGAGCATTATTCATTTTAGCTTGAGCATCAACAATTCGATCAGTGTCACCTGATTCATAAGCTTCACGATAATCTCGTTTAGCTAAACTAAGTTGATCTTCTAACCCAGTTCTAAGAGTTTGAATATATGTCTCTTCACCTGAACTTAAAGATGTTTTAAGTTTTCTATTTTCGTTAGCGATTTGTTGGGCAAATTTAATTGCTTCTTCACGTTCGCGGTCAGCGGCTTCTTTAGCACGTCTTTCGTCATGCCAAACTTTTTTAAGCTGAGCCATACGTTGTTTAACACGTTCAGAATAATCTTCTAAAGTATCTTTTTCTAATTCGTCTACCACTTCTTTTGGTAAAGGATCTCGTCCTTTATCTTGTGGAGGTGTATCGTCTTCTATTTCAAGGTCGATATCATTGTCACTAACCTTAGCTTCTACCTTAACTTCATTTTTAGGTTCAACTTCTTTAGGACTTAAATCAACTTCTGTTTCATCATTTACTTTATTACCTGTTGTGCCTGGTATATCCATATCATCTGGATATTCATAGACAATGCCATCTTTTGTTTCGGTAACCATTTAGTTCTCCTTATGCGCGAGTGTAGCCGCGAGGATCTTGAACAACCCCCTCAACTGTATCGTCGTTAATAATGCGGAATTCTCTTCCGTGAATTTTAAATCTAGTACCCGCGTATGCACGCGTTAAAACAAAATCACCTTCTTTACACCACGGACCTGTAGGAAATCTAACTTCATCTTTATAAGCTAAATCGCCTACTCTTACTACAAATAAAACTACAGTTGAATGTTCTTCTACAGTTCTAGTTGAATCTGCTTTTACAATACCGCCTTTGTATGTTTCTGAAGCATCAGGAATTGCACAAAGTATCTTGTATCCTTTAGGTTCGGGTAGTTGTAAACCACGTTCTTCAATCGGTATATCTTCTGCGTCTACTGCATCTAGTGTTGGAATAACAATCGGTCGACCATTTGCATCTAACAGATTTTTATTCATTGTGAGTATTTGTTCACTCATCTTCAAATGTCTCCATTCTTTGTGCGAGGTCTTTAATCATACTTTCTGCAACGGATAAACCTCGTATATATCCGGTCATATTTTGGTACGAAGCAAAATCTTTTGCTGCTCCGTCTCCCAAATTTAATAATACTTGATTGCGCTGATCATCTATTCGAGACAATAATAGCTCTAGCGTTTGGTCCATATGTTACTCCTTAGGTTTTTTGTATTTGTTCCTTTTTTAAACCAATTTCTTGTCTTTTACTTTCAGCTTCTAAACCTATTTTTACTCCATCTATAGATTGTTTAGACTCTAATTTTTTCTTCTCCATTGTTACTTTTGCGGTCATTTCCATAGCATTTAATTTTTGATCATTCTCAATTTTAGATTTTTCCAATTCAAGTTTAGCTTTTTCTAAATCAACTTTTTGTTGGTCTATTTGAGTATCTGCCATCATTTTTTGTGCTTTGGCTTGTGATTCTTGTTGTTTAATTGCAAGTTCTTGTTGTTGCATTTGAATCAATGGGTCTTGTTGCTGTTGTTGAATTTGCTGTTGTTGAACTTCTGCTTGATCTTTAGCTAATAATTTTTGCGCTGCATTTGCAGTTAATCTTGCTAGTTGAACTTCAATATCTTCAGGTAATGTTTCATCTGGAGTTGGTAATGGCACACCTAATTGCTCTTCAATTTGTTTTCTGTATTCAAACGCAATATGTTCATTAATATGAGCAAACGCTGCAGCTTGAATTTGTTGAGCCATAGGATTTTGTCCAACCATCTGCATAATTTTTGGATCTTGCATCGCAGCTTGATGAACTATAATATGTGCCTGATGATCTTGATAAATAAACGCTCGGACAGGTTTACCATTAATGATTGCCATATTTTCTGATACAGGATCTTTAGGTGTTTGTGTTTCAGCACTAGGAATAAGCTTACTAATATTTTTAATACCTAATACTTCAAGCATTTGTTTATTAAGTTCTGGCAAATCATAGATCTGTGGATATTGTTGAGCCATTTGCATAACAGCTTGATATTGCACAACTTTCTGTGACATTGTTGCAGCATTTGGATCACTTACTGGAATAACATCAACATTATCATAGTCAGATTGTTTAGCTCTTCTATCACCTACTTCAGGTTCGTATGAATATTCTTGTGGAGTGTAATCACGAATAATGATTTTAAGAAGTTTAAATTCTTGTTTCATTGCGTAGTAAATACGCGCTTGTACCGCTGACATTACTTTCAATGTTCTTTCAAGAATAGCTAGTGTAGTACCGACTGGAGCGTTGGCTGACATATCAGAAACTTTTAATCCATCAGCATTAGCAAACGCACGACCTTCTTCAATAATTTGATTCATTAAAGACTGTAGTACTTGTGAAGGCTCTTTGTAAGGAAGCGGTAAAATATTGTCACGCACTGCACCACTTGGTACATCTACGTCACGCCATTCACCTGGAGCAATCGGTGTGTCATCGCCTTTAATACGTAGACCACGTGATTTAAGTCCACCTGGAAGGTTTGATAGAGTACCCGCGTCAACAAGTTGACGTAAGATCATAGTACCTGACTTGGCGAAAGCACCTATCAAATGAATTAAACCAAAGCAATAGAAACCAAAGCCTGGTATGTAACCGTAGTGAACAAAGTGCTGACGTTTTAATTTAAGTTTGTCATCTGGATTCCAGTTACGACGTATGGCTAAAATAGTGCCTGTACCTTTTTCAATTGTAACTACATAAGGTACACCGATACCATCTTCGCTATCGCCGTTTTCTAAATCTAAATTTACATGCATTTCGAGGATCTTATATCTGTCGTCCTCTGTAGGATTAAATCCTAATTTTTCTGCAATCTTTTTCTCTGCTTCATCAATATCTAAGAATGGTTCACCTAAATCTACATCACGATAAAATCCTGCTACTTGTAGTTTACGTAGTTCATTCTTTGTTTTACGCATAACGTGTGTAACACGTTCACATGTTTCTAAATTAGATGCACCGTATGGAACAACAATATCTTCCGCAGGAACATACATAGAAACTTGGCGTTCTAAGTTTGGATCATAATAAACTTTTTTAAATGCGTTACCTGCTAGTCCTAGTCCCCATAACATGCGTTCATGTTCAGGTCTGTACTCAGGCATTTTATCCATAAGCTGATAGTTCATATCTTCTTGAACACGTTCTGCAGCTTGTTCTTTATCTGTCGTAAGTTTACCTACGATTTGTGTTTTAACTGGGCCCGATGCTGGGAATGTCTCCATCATAGTTTCAGCTTGGAATTTAACCAGCGCTTCTGTCATCAAGGGGTGGTACACATTGCATGCCCCAGGCCACGGTTCTGTTCTGTCTTCTACTTTAAGACCTAATAATTCTAAGCCATCTACATATGTAGTTAGCCAATCTTTACGAGATGAAATATCGGCATCATATTCACCAACTAAATCACCAGATAATTCTGTAAGTTGTCCTTCATCTAATTCTTCTGCTAAGTTAGCATTGAATTCATCTTCTTGTTCTTTGCCGGGAATGATTGTAATCTCCATGCTGCCGTCGTCTAGTGTGACTGATTCGGGATTTTCAATTTCAATAGATAGATCAGGTTGATCCATAGCCATTGCTTCTAATCCTTGTGGAGCTTGAGATAAACTTTTATCGATATTGTCTGCCATAATTTAATCCTTATATTGCATATAATCTATTTCGAGAACTTCTAAATCCTGGTATATCTTCAGCTTCGTCACTAGGTAGCCTAATAAAGCCACCTTGTCTAAACCGCATTAATGCTAGTGTTGTGCTATCAACCAAGTCATCATTCGCACCACTAGGAAAATCATTACACTCTTCAATTACTTCATGAGCCCATCTATGATCAGGTGCCCATACGATTCCACTTCTAAACAAATCTGATACTGCATTTACACGAGATATCTTATCTTGTCCTTTACCTGGTGTGAACTCTCCAACAGGAATACCCATCCTTCTAAACTCTTGATAGAGTGCAGCTCCGTTAGATTTCTTTTCAACTAAGAATGCATCAGGCTCCCATTCCTTGTATTCTTAAATACAAAGCTCTTTAAGTTCTGGGAACTCTAGTCGTTTCTTAATTGAATTTAACAGTATTATATTATAGTTATTGGTTTCTTCGTTAAAAAAGACGCCCCATATGGTTAATGCGTTATAGTCAGCTCTATTATTAGATTCTTGTGCGGCATCTAGTGACATAATTGTAAATTCACATTGAGGAGGGTTTTCTTCTTCCCATATCTTCCACCACTCTCTTTTAATTAAAGCGCCCTCTTCTGACACTGGGTTTTGTAAGTATTGCGAATTCCAATACCTAATATCAAGTGCTGCCTTCTTAGCTTTTAATTCTTCTAGTGGCCAGAACTCAGGCCATAAACTTCGTTCATCTCCGTTCTTATCCGTCAATATTGCTGGAAACTCTACTACCTCCCAGGTATCTACGTCGTCATTCTTAATCATCTGGTTCACAATCTCACCAGTCAAGTCTAACTTAGACCACCTCGTCATTACTACGATAATCGCGCCACCAGGCATAAGACGCTGTAAAGGGCCAGACTGAAACCACTCCCAAGCAGGCTTAAAAACGTCAGGTCGTCCAAGTTTAGCATCCTGTTCAGAGTGTGGGTCATCAATGATAAACAGATCAGCCCCGCGACCAGCGAGGGCACCACCAACACCAATAGCAAAGTACTCCCCATTATAATTTGTCCCCCATCGTGATGCGCTCTTTGAGTCCGCTTGTAGTTCTACTGCAGGAAATATATCTTTATAAGCGTCACTACCCACCAAGTTACGAACTCGCCTACCAAAGTTAACAGCAAGATCAGCGGTATGAGACGCCATAATAACTTTCTTATGAGGATACTTTCCCAAGAACCAAGCAGGTGCAAGATATGAGATAAGCTCAGACTTCCCATGTCGTGGCGCAATATTAACAATAACTCTTTTCTTTTTGCCTTCGGCAATCTCTTCAAATATTTTCGCAAGTCTTCTATGATGATCTCCTATCATGTAGCCTGGGTATACATGTGTAATAAAGTCTAAGAAGTTATCCTTGCCGTGTTCTTGTACCCAATTCTTCTTAAACACTCTTAATGCTGCTAACGCTTTCCTCTTCTGTTCCGGTTGCATATGAGGCACTAACTGCATTAACTCCGCTGCTTTCTCTGGGGTTAGCCTTTCTTCACTCATCTGTTTTGTCTTCTATCACTTCAGCATCTATTGTCTGCGCTGGCTCTTTCATGAGCCCTTTTGCCTTAAATTCGTTTAACATGGTTAAAAGTTCTTTCTCAACTTCCTCCATCGTCTCCATCTTGTGTGTGACTTCTGTCTTTTTCTTAAACGCGTCTACACCATCTACCTCGCCTAACGCTCTTAATGCAGTTGTTTTTTCTTTTGGATTCGTTGTACTCTCTATCACCTTGATTAAGTTGTTAACCACGTAGAGTTTGTAATCAGCTAATTGTTTTGCCAGTAGTACCTGTGTCTGTGCTACCATACCTGCGCAGAATGCCATTGTAGGATCGGTGTATGTACCATATTCAGGTTTAAAGTTTGGATCTGTCATAACCCTTTTAACGAAGTCGACTGCTTTTTGTTGTTCAGTAGGGCTAGCGTCAGGAATAGGTTCACCTTTTAAATCCGCTATGGTCTTAACCGTCTCAACTCTAACTTTAAGCTCTTCTTCCATGCCAAGTTCGGGCATAGCTTCCTTACTATTCTTCGGAATAGGGACGTCCTCCTCGATGTTGGGCATCATAATTACATGAGAAACGTCGTGTTCGGGGTTATCCCCTTGATTTTGTTGGACATTTAAGTCATTCATGTGTCGCTGTTACACCTTTGAGTAGAATTTGCAGCTTATTTACCTATTGTAACCTAGTTTTTGTTAAAATACTACTATGAAAGACTTGATCGCTATTACTATTGCTGGAACTTTGCTTTATTGGGTTATGATTTGGCCTGATACTGCGTGGGCTGACCTTGTTTTTGAAGATAACAAAGCTATGGTTTGGATTAAGGTCTTTTCATTTTGAAACCATCTCGTTTAACTGCGCCCGTACAACGTTCTAAAAAGTCTTTAACAACGTTAACTCGAAAAAATCTAGCTATACTATATAGTATGGCAGCAAAGCTGCCCCCGTTTGACAAAGTTAAGATGCCGTCAGCTAGGTCTGTTGAGTTTAAAATTATTAATGACAAAGAATACTATGGATTTTTTGATCCTGAAACTATGCGCATCGAAATCTCATCCGCTAATGCATCACACTTCACAACTATCTTTGCAACGCTCCTCCACGAAATGACACATATGGCTCTCTATGTTCAGCACTATAAATATTATGATCGTCATGATCGTCGTTTTGCTAAGTTTAGAGATGTCTACGCGGCGCTTTATAATTTAGATCCCAAAGCAGTATAATTCCCACAGGGCGGTTAAGCCCCCATCAGAGGATGTAGTAAGGTAAAACTTTTGTGGCTTTCTCTTTACCGTGTAATAACTACTAAATCTGCGCCCTCCTTTTTGTGTAGCATATTACACATTTTTTGCTAAGCTACGGCGTAGCTATGCATTTTTGCCACACAAAGTTACACTAAGTGTAACCTCCCGACGAATTTTTACATTGTCTACCCAAACTCACTTTCGTAACTGGAGGTAGTAAGGGACCCACTCATTTGTCCTACAATGCCCTTTTATTATACCCTATCTTTTTCCCTGTAAAACCTTGTTCCTACCAAAAACCCGACAAAGTCCTTACTAATCAATGACTTAGTCTTACAAATTAGTCTTTTTTCACTCAAACCCCGACTTTTTTGCACCTGAATGAAAACAAGTCGCGACCATATATTACTTTTTTGCATTTAATTATCTATAAGTCCATGATTTTCAAGATTTTTTTGTAGAAATTTTTTTACAATGCCCTTTATTTTGATGACGGGGGGTGTTTCTATATTTAACTTTTTTTCTGGTCGTTTGTGCTGGGCTCAATGTAGGGAAAACTAGGGACTCCTACTTTGTAAACGGGGTTATACGGGGTGGGTAGGGTTCATACTATGGGTATCTAGTCCGCCAAGTTCCACCGCGTCCGCGTGGTTTTTACTTCGTGCGCCTCGTTTGATCGCGCCGACCTCGTTCACCTAGTCCATAACGTCCGCGCAGTTGCGCCTCGTTCACCAAGTTCACCACGTTCAAACCAAGTCCGCGACGCGCACCGAACCAACCAACCAGGCGCAACACTCTGTAAGTCCTTGATTTTAAAGGGTTCATGTCGTTCATGTTTTATTTAACCGCGTTCACGTTGTAAGTCATTGATTATATTGAGAAGTTCATGAAGTTCATGAAGTTCATGCCGTTTTTGAGGACATCGGGAAAGGAGTTTTAAGAAGTTTAGACATCGTTCACTTCGTTTATGCGGTGCAAGTCTTTACCCCCTTGTCCCCTCTTTTCAGTCCGAACATCCGAACAAACATCTAATAATAATAATAATAAATAATATAATATATATAAAACAAGCACTTACAAACTCCCACACGTTCATAAAAGCCTCGTTCACTTGTTTAAAGTAAAGTTTCAAAACCCGAACAATCCGAACACGTTGTTTTATAAGGCTTTTTTACCGAGTTTTAACCTCGTTCAAACTAAATACATCACAAAGTAAAATAATACTTGACACTCAATAATCCCGCGTGATCTAATCATAGACGGCACTACTTTACCAACTACAAACGAAAGGCACTATATGAACATGAAACAAACAAGGCACTTAAAATCAATCCCGTTTAATTACAACGGCACGACGTTTCACATCATTGGAAATACTGCACAGGGTTTCACGGGCATAACATGGGACAACGGCAAATATGAAAGCCTCGAGGTCACACGCAGACAAAACGACGACTTTTTAGAGATCGTTAGAAAAGCATTAAAAGAAACAGGAGTGACACTATGAAAAACAATTTTTTAAAAGACGCGTTTAAATCCTACGAGCTTCACTATTCGCTCGACAACATATCGACGGACGACGGGAAAGAGATCGAGGACTACACCCCCCAAGAAGTAATCGCAGAGGCTCGTTATGTCTTATCGTGTTTTTATGAGGGCGGACACTTAAACAATGAATGGCTCAACTCAGACAATAAAGACGAACGACGGGACGCATTGAAGGAAGTCAAAGCCCTCAAATCATTCATTAAAAAATACGAGGTCGCACTATGAACCTCGACAACCTACGCCCTCGAATTGAGAGGGCTTTAAATAACCCCGACGCGCTCAACATCACAGAGCGCGTTATTCTTTCAACCTTGCTACATAACAACACCTACGAAACTGCGTTCAAACTCCGCCTATCAATTCGGCAGATCGAAACAACGCTCAAACAATTCACAACTAAACTACAAGGACAATAACGCCATGAAAACCGCACCAACCCAAGCGCAACAACGACACGACGCGATCGAGCAACTACGAAACCAACTCCGCCCTCTGAAAGCCTACGAAGTCATGAAACCGACCGCGCAGAGCGTGAACATTATTGACGGCACAATCAACGGGCACGGCGTGAAATTCGTCTTTTACTATCAACCCACAAAAGCGGACATGGCAAACGCGCACCACGCGACAAAGAACCTAGAGAACAACCTACGCGACGGCGTCGCTAAAAGAAAAGCGCACCTTTTCAACTTGGTAGAAAACGACATCACAGAATGTACCGACATTTTAACGATCAATTCTAAAGATTTGGAACAACTCAAAAACGAAAGCGAGGGCATAAATGAACGTGAATAAAACGAGTGCGGACTATAGACGCATAATAGAAACATCTTTAAACATAAACCAACCGCGCACCCCTAACCTTTTAAAGTATTACGACATCACAAGAGGACTACAGGCGGACAACTTCGAACGAACACTTGGTTTTGCTTATGGCATAGCACGGATAAACCCGAACGACTACGCGGTAGCGCATCAAAGGAACGACGAAAACCAACGCGATCACATCAAGTCATTTTTAAACGATCAACTGCGAATGGACGATTGGATAAAACGCCAACAACTCCGCAAGAGTAGATATTCACGCTCGGACTATTACAGACTAGGAGGCACGGACGCCTATTATAAAATCAACGGCGCGACACTTGCCAAAACAATAAGCGACGTCCGCAACCCGCCCGACGTAGAACAAGAACGAAAGAACCTCGACTACACCCTCCGCGCTTGTGAATATTTAAAGCGCATAGATCAACTTGAAAAGGTGCGGGACAAACTCGAACCGCGTTTGAAACAAATCAACACAGAATTTAACACGGGCGAATGGTCTTATATGCCTTGGAACGCGATCGGCATAACCGACGAACAAAGCCAAAACATAAGCTATCTTTTTAACTTGCACCGCGTCCACGTTAGTTTAATGAACCCATTACAGATAGCACACTATCCGACGTTAAAACATTTAAGGGACGGGCGCGAGGTCGTGACAAAATTGGGTAAGTATTTAACCTCGTTCAAAGAGTTTATCGGGTTATCAGAAACAGAGATCAAGGACGCCGTCGAGAAATACAACGCGATCGTGGCAAGTCGCACGGGTTGGGAGGTTAAGTTTATAGAGAGCGACGACGCGGACGGGTTCGTCCGTATTTACAGAGATTGTTTAGCCCATACTTGTATGAAAGGCGAGGACGCCGTCCGAGTTTATGCGCATGACAAATCGGTGATACGCTTGGCATATATTCAAAGTAAGTCGGGCGACATACTCGCGCGTTGCATAGTGCGGGAGGACTTAAAACAATATATTAGATTTTACCCCGACGCCAACGGCTCAACGGAAGGGAAATATTTACAACAATATTTAAAAGCGAACGGATACACGCTCGGAAACCTCGAGGGGTGCTTACTTCAAGCGATCGAGTACGAAGAGGACGAGGACATATTCGTCGCACCTTATATCGACGCGGGTTCACAAGGCAACGGCTCGGAGGGTTCAGCGCAGAACGGCGACAGGGTGACTATCGACGGAAAAGAATATATCGAGATTACAACAAACGGCGATCTATGCTTGACCATGACAAACGGATACACCGACGACGTAGAGGACGACGACCAAAGCGAGTGTGACGAGTGCGGGGACATGGACAACAACGACAATATGTATTCGACTTACCACGATCAGTATGTATGCCAACATTGTATTGACAATCGGTATTCATTCGCTTGGGTGCGCCCTAACGAACAGGACTACGTCCACGAGGATCAAGTCATATTTGTGGGTGATGAGGCTTACCATGAAAACGTCGATTTTTCCGCGTTTGATATTTATGAGTGTGAGCAATCGGGCGACCTCTACCACATAGACGACCTCGTTATGACCTTACGCGGTTTTATTTATTGTGACTTAGTCAAAGACTTAGACCACGAAGACGCCGACGGCAACGAATACGCACACACGGACGACGTTCACGAATTAAGCGACGGGACAACGTGCCACACCGACGACGCGGAAAGAATACAAGCCGAGATCGACCGCGAGAAGTCGGAGGACGAAATAGAGATTATAGAATACCCCGACGCATTAAAAGAACCACTCGCGCCCGTGTTTGAAGTATTAAACAACGCAATAGACGCCAACCAACCAAGCCGACCGAATGACACCGACGGCACAACATTACAAGGACAACAACAAAATGAAAACAACTAACAAACCAATAGACAGGCTTTTAAATATACTTACTTATCGACGCCAACATGAAAGCGAGGGCGAACGTGAATTTAGCGAGATATATTTCAAAGACTTTAAAACGCTAAAGAACGAGGAGGGCGAAACACTCGCTTATCTCTACGAGAACCACAACAAAAAAGCAAAGACTAATATTTTATGGTCGAGCCACATTGACACCATGCACCACGCGACGCCCGAACTTATCACGCAAGAAGTTTTCCTAGACGCGTTCGGGACGGCGTTCGTAGATCAAACGTCGGATTGTTTGGGCGCGGACGACGGCGCGGGAGTTTTCTTAATGCTCGAAATGATCGACGCCAATGTCGAGGGAACGTATATTTTCCATAGAGGAGAGGAACGCGGGGGGTGGGGTTCGTCACAGATTGCAGAACTTCATGCCGACTATATAAAACAATTCACACACGCGGTCGCGTTCGATAGACGCGGGAACACCTCGATCATTACACACCAACGAGGCGGACGTTGCGCCTCTGATGAACTAGGCTCGGCACTCATTAAGCTACTCGGTAAAGACTTCACACTCGATACAACGGGCATATATACAGACACGGCGGAATATGCGCACCTTGTCCCCGAGTGTTTAAATATCTCGATAGGTTATCAGTCAGAACACACGAGCGCGGAAACTTTAGACACGGCGCACGTGTTAAGAATGCGGGACACTATCCTCGCTTATGATTGGAAACGCCAAGCCTTGCCCGTTGTAAGAAAACCCGAACCGCGTCCGCAATATTCATTTTACGGCGCACACAATCGCACCATGTCGCACGATCTCCCGAACTATGAGGACTTACTATATACCGATTATAAGTCAATGTTGAAATGGGTTAAGAGTGCCAAGCCCGACGACGTCGCGTCCGTGATCTATGACCTAGTCGATCAAATTCAATACATGGAGGAGGCGCAATACTACCCAATGAACGACGACCTCGACGCACCACTCGACCGCACTCCGTATCACTATTAAACCCGCAACAAAAGAATGACCAACTCCAACCTCGACGGGCTACCCATGCCCGTCATTTCTTTTCACTTTGAATACTTGAGTATTCTACTCGGCTATTCTTTTTCTCTCAATCTCACTTCGTCCTAACAAAATTCTAAAAAACAAGGGAACAGGTTTCATTAGAAACGGGGGCGTCAGCGCGACTAGAAGCGGGGAATTCCCTACGCCAAAAAAAGAAGCGGGGACAGAAAATCAACGCAATAAATACTTAATGCGGAATAGAAACGGGGACTACAAAATAATTGTAAAATAATACTTGACAAGTAGAAACGGGGTTTGAGATAATCGTAGACCTCACTAATAGAAACGGGGATTGATATGGAAAATTTAGATATAGGTAAAAGCTATCCAAGAAGTCATTACTTGGAAATGTCACGCGAGTTTATGATAAATAAATTAGTTGACGACGACATACTCACAATTAAAAAAGCTATGCAATATGATGACTATGATTATTTAGACACAATACTTCGTTGCTTTGTTGGCTATCAAAAACAAACTCAAGACGAACTCATTTCAGAATTTAGTGAGCGAGACTTTAGAGATACATGGAACTATGACCTACTATGACTAATTACGAAAACCTATCAGACAGAGCCAAACAAATTTATGGCAACGTAGAGGACGCCATGCAAGACGCAGAAGAAATGGAAGGCGTATCGGGCGTGGATTATTTAAACTTAATGCAAGAGATTATAGATGAAGCAACAAAGCGATACCATAATCACGATAGACTAATGGAAGAATCTTTACAGGGGAGATATTGACATGACACAAAAAGAATGGACGGCAGAAAAGTTTGAACCCGCAGTTGAAACCGAGTTTGACGATTTAGACGACGGCATAACGTATTGCGTGTATTGCTATGACGAAGTACCCGAATGGAAAGGCAGTTGTTGTGGTGAGAACCATTTTTTGACGGGAAAGGAAATAAAAGATTATGAAAAAGAATTATCTTACATAGACAAAAGAGTGAAAGGCGCATCAACATGAAACTCATTAACGGCACAGAAATAATAGACAATTCACCGAATGAAAAGGCGGGGGAACTAGCGGAAGCAATCTACGACGACGTGATTTGGTTGCTTGATATAGAGCATTTGTGTATCCAAGATGATGAAGACGGCAACACAAGTGATACAGAATACGGACAAGATTTATTTAATGTAATTTATGAACGATGTATGGCTTACTTTGAAAGGGAAACAAAATGATTACGATTGAACAGAAACGGGAAGCGTGTATAGATTATGAAATGGCATGGCTTATGGAATGTAATGATGGAAATCTTTTAGCGGGTATTTTGAGAAATGGTTGGGAAGGTTGGGATAATATGCCCGACGAAGCCGTTGAAAAGTTTTATAAAGATAACATTGAGGAGGAAGTCAGATGAGCGACATTGAAAGAGATTTAGACCCGCCGTCACCACAAGAACCTATTAAGATTAAATCATGGTGGTTATCGGTTAAATGGGAAGACGGCAGAATAGAAGAAATAGCCTTGCCTCCCGAATTTAGACAAGCGGGAAAAGACATTGAGAACTTCTTAGACGAGGTTGAGTATGAATACAATCGTGATATACTAGAACACCAAGCACAAAAATATGGAGACCCCGATGGTGACTACTGAAAAGAAAAAAGAAAAACAAATTATAGTTGAGCAAGTAATAGTGACAGGCTATGTTAAACACGCCAATGGTAGAAAGTCGCCGTTCTCATATAACAAGAATGACTTTGAACCTAAACACTTAGAGGGTATTTTAAACGGAGTGGGGAGGATTTATCAATGACGCCCGATGAAAAGAAACAAAATTTTGAGCAAGATATTATAGAGGTAGCGGTAGCCGAGTATTACGAGTATGTCGACGTGCATAAAAGAACGAGGTCTGAAAAAGATGCCAAGATGTTTTATGACGCGATGCGACTAGGTGTGATACGGGGCATTAACTTTGCAACAAATCAGTATATGCAATCATTAAAAAACTTTGAGGAGAAAAAGAATGCAGGGGATTAAAGAAGAATTACAAAAAGCTATGGCAGAACGCTATGACATAGAGTTTACGCAGATGTCAGACTTAATTGCACGGGCGTACGAAGCGGGTTTAGAAGACGGCGCGATGAAAGCTAAAGCACAGATCATTAACTTAATTAACGGGGACAAATGATGAAAACAAAACCGATATATAAAGACTATGATAGAGAAATCTATATGAGTGAATTTACAACAATACCAAAAGAAAAATATAGACGTATGATTATTAGTGAGGTATTGGGTTGGGGTATTAGTGTATTTTTATTATTAATTACTTTGTTTAGATGAGGTGTATATGATTAAGTTTAGTGTGGTGTTAGAAGTATCGATGGACGAAGCAAAACGTGATGAAATTATTAAATGGGGTGTTGAACCTAGTGACCACGTCAATACAATATTAGCTGAACCATTGAGAGAGAAAGGCTTTGTAGTTAAAGCATATAGCGTTGAGACCGAGCATACATTGTATGACAGAATTAAAAAGCATCAAGATCATTTAATTCAAGCGGACGCATACAATGATTTAGAACAAGAGATCATCAATCGTGCGTGTATTGGAGGTGTTTGTGAAGATTGATGAAGCATTAGAACAACAGATACAAGAACATGATAAGGTCGAGGGTTTTAATATCTTTGACGCAATTATGTTTGGTATGAAAGTAAGTGTTGAACAACATAAACAATTAGAAACGGGGACAGAAAATGACGGACATTAAAGTAGCGGGTAACGCAGAACTTCGAGAGTATTGGGGTAATCTAGCAAGTAATTTTTTAGTAGGCAAGAAAATCAGACGCGTTAGATATTTAGATGATCGTGAACGTGAAGATATTGCATGGGATAGATCAGGGCTTGTGATTGAGTTTGAAGATGGCCATTGGATAATTGCTATGCGTGATGATGAAGGTAATGACGCGGGTGCATTGTGGACATCTAGTCAATCAGAATTAAACATCATTCCCGTGATTTAATATGGCAACACCCGAGAGTAAAGTAAAGAAACGAGTTAAAAAGATATTAGATGATCTAGGCGCATACCATTTCTCACCAATGGCAACAGGGTTTGGGCGTAGTGGTGTGCCTGATATTATCGCGTGTTATAAGGGTAAATTCCTAGCAATCGAGTGTAAAGCGGGTGATAACAAGCCTACTTTGTTGCAATTACGCAACATTGAGGACATAAAACGCAATCAAGGCTTGGCAATCGTGATAAACGAAGGTAATATAGAGTCACTATTGGCTCTAGTAAAGGAGATACAATGACAAGATTAAGAACAATTCTTAATAGATACAAAGGTAAAGCAATAAAGATTATAAAAGATAATGTGAATCACCCATCGCATTACACACAAGGCGCGATTGAATGTATCGACGCTATCAAGGAAGCCACCAAAGGACTATTTGGAATCGAGGCAGTATGCACTGCTAACATTATTAAATATGTTTGGCGTTGGAAATTTAAAAACGGCGTAGAAGATTTGCGTAAAGCAGATTGGTATCTACAACGCCTCATCAAAGAAGCTACTTCAAACAAAAAATAATTTAATCCCTTAAACAAGGAGGTCGTATGATAGATCAAGCATTGGCATGCCTAGCTACAACTATATTCATGGAAGCAAGAGGCGAAGGATTAGCGGGACAGATTGCAGTAGGGTATGTATTATATCGACGCGCTGATTTTAATCCTAAGAATGTATGTAATGAGATGAGAAAGCCCTATCAGTTTTCGTGGTATGGTAAACTAAAACCTCCGACGCCTGAGGCGTTAAAAGGAACTCAGTATTATAATATTGCATATCAGATATTAAATTTAAAAGTAAAAGATTATAGTAAAGGCGCAACAAATTTTCATAATATAGCATTAAACAATCAATGGGGCATGAAACCCCGTGTTACAATAAACAACCATGTATTTTATTAGGGACTTAAAATGGAACAACAACCATACGCGTGGGCGATAGAAGAATTTAATAGTGATGGGGAGTTAGTATGGTCATCAATGTCAAACTTTAGACCGACAGAATTATCGTGGATACGAGACTTGCCCTCCAAGAAACATAACATAGTCTTAACACCTCTCTACAAAGATGAATCGAAAGCAGAGAAGATAACAGGCATTAAGAGTTATAAAGAATCAACACAAAAAATGATGGAGGCATACGGGGGATTATGATAGATAAAAAGTATGACGGTACGGGGTTTGTAGTAGTAGGACTTATTGTAGGCGCATTACTTATGTGGGCAGTCATGGAAGCCACTCATATACAAAAGAAATACAAGATGAATTTAAAATGTGTGCAAGGTGAACTTTACGAAGAAGTAAGGCCTAATATGTTTGTTAAATCGCACTTAGAATGTTTTGAACAAAGAACTTTCTAATGCTTGACGCAATACGATTAGTGTGGGCAATTCTAACCGCGTATGTCGAAACACCTACGCCAAAAGAACCACCATGTCAACCCAATCAACAATGTGAGGTAAAACAAAATGGCAAGTAGAAAACCATATATAAGTGTAGTAAGTATTAAGGACAGAAAAGATGGTGCTTGTAATTTAACATTAGACGTCAATCAAGCAGGCAGAGAATTACTTATGCAGGCAGGTGTTCAAAAGATATTACTAGATAATATTGAATTACACTCAGAAAAACTATCCTTGTGGAAGAAGTTACAAATCTGTTGGAGTATATTAAAATGAAACAACATAAATGGCATAAAGAAATAAAAGCATGGGCAGATGGTGGTGAAATAGAAATGTGGTATGGTGATAGATGGGAACAAGTTTATCATGCACCTGATTGGTTTGAACATGAAGTA